CGTCCGGTAACTACGCGCAGATCGGCTCGTCCGGTTACTCCGCGCAGATCAACAGCACCGGAGAAGATGCTGTGATTATGTGCGCAGGCAGCAGATCAAAAGCAAAAGGCAAAAAGGGGAGCTGGATCACGCTTGCGGAATGGGCGAAAGATGAAGAAAAAGGACGCTATGTGCCGATCTGCGTAAAAACAGAGCGTGTAGACGGCGAAAAAATCAAAGAGAACACTTATTACACGCTGAAAAACGGAGAATTTGTGGAGGTAGAAGAATGAAAAAGTATGAATATGTAGGCTTGGATGTAAGTGTAGAAAAAAGCGCGGCAGATGCGGCAACATGTTACATCGAAGCAGTACGCCGGTATCTGGAAAGCGAGAAATTCCCGCATGTTGAGACAATCGCGGCGATTCTCGGACTGAAAGAAGTGGAGGTGCAGCCATGTGGGACAGCGACGAAAACGGGAGAAGAGTGCTGATCTGTGATTTTTGCGGCGAGGTCATTGCGTCTGCAAAGCCTGGATATTACGGCGAGGACTACGTAGAGGTCAATGGCGAGTGCATCCACACAGAAAACTGTATGGACAGATGGATTCATGAGCACAGAAAGGAAGCTACATATGGCGAAAATAGATGAGAAAATCATGCAGATCCAGACACGGATCAAGGTTCCGAAGAACCACGTTAATGAGTTTGGAAATTTCAAATATCGGAGTGCCGAGGATATCATGAAAGCGTTGAAGCCGATGGAAAAAGAGCTGCTAGTGTCAGTACAGATCACCGACGAAGTGGTAGCGGTAGGAGTGAACGTGTATCTGCGGGCGACGGTGACCGTGTACGACCTGGAAAGCGGAGAAAGCCGTAGCACAAGCGCTTTTGCGCGGGAACCGGCGACACCGAAAGCTAAGATGGATGAAAGCCAGACAACCGGTTCTGCATCGTCCTACGCGCGGAAATACGCGCTCTCAGGAATGTTCCTGCTCGATGACAGCATTGATCCGGATTCTAACAGGGCGATTGACAGCGGAGAACCTTGCTCGGATGCGCAGGAAAAAACCATCCGGGAACTGGCGGAAAAACACAATGTCAATATTGAGGAGCTGTATAAGAGACAGAAAGTTAAGAATAACCGTCCGACGGCGATGCAGGCCGGAAAGATTCTTAACATGTTCAAAAAACAGCTCGGGGGCGAGTGATGCACGCTCTGGCTGAAATCGTAAAATCCGTAGAAAAAGACGGTGATACGTGGCTTGTAGTGCGGCTGCCGAAAAACAGACTGAAAGAAGAAATCGAGAACAAAACCATCACGAACACAGAAATACGTTTTGACGATGGGCGGCATATCTCCAATCTGCAGCGGAAGAAAGCATACGCGACCATCCGGGATATAGCTATTGAGTTGGGCTATCTCCCGGAGGAGATGAAAGAGATTATGAAATGCAACTACATGATCGAGACCGGAGAGCCGTATTTCTCCCTTTCAGACTGTTCGATGGGGATGGCGCGGGATTTCATCACGTTTCTGATGGATTTCGTGCTTAAAGAGGGAATACCGCTCTCAGACAGCGGAATAGAGCGCGCGGATGATGTCGGGAAGTACCTGTACGCGTGCATCAAGCACAGAAAATGCGCGGTGTGCGGGAAAGATGGCGAAATCCACCACGTTGATACAATAGGCATGGGAAATGACCGGCGGCGGGTGGATGATTCTGGATACCGGAAAATCTGCCTGTGCAGGACACACCACACGATCGCGCATCAACGCGGAATGCCGAGTTTCGAAAAAATGTATCACGTATACGGAATTGTTGTAGATGATAACCCGGATGGGAAGTCATAGAGTCCAGCATGGAACTGTCAACAGAGTATCTCAAAACGGTTCATGTTTTATACGTCACGACAAAAAAGGCGGCTGGCTGGAGCCGCCGGAAAGGGGCAGAAATGCCGATTAACAGCAAACAGAAAGGGAAACGCTTCGAGTTGGAGCTTTCCAGAAAGTTCCGGGAGTATGGCTACACGGAGTCCCGCCGGACCGCGCAATACTGCGGGAACACCGGGGACGCATCCGATGTTGTAGGCCTCCCGGGAATCCACGTGGAAGCGAAACATCAAGAGCGAATGCAGCTCTATGATTGGATGGATCAGGCGAAACACGACGCGAAAGAAAGCGGAAAAGACGTTTTGCCCGCAGTATTCCACAAAAGAAACAATCATAAGATCCTGGTCACGATGGAACTCGACGATTGGATGACAATATTCCGCGAATACGAAGCGGGAATGAGTCTGAAAGAAGGTGCGGACGATGGGCGAGATTAAGTGGGTTAAGATGTCGATAGACATGTTCGATAATCGAAAGATCAAGTATCTGCGCGGCCTGCCGGAGGGAAACAACATCGTTCTTATCTGGGTCATGCTGCTGACGCTGGCCGGACGGTGCAATTCCAATGGCTATATTTTCCTTACCGAAAACATCCCGTACACTCCGGCGATGCTCGCAAATGAGCTTGGATTCCCAGAAAGTACCATTCTGGTAGCCATGAAAGCGCTGGAAAGTATGGGAATGATAAGCCGAAACGAGGAAAACACGCTTCTGATCCCTGGATGGGAAGAACATCAGAACGTAGCCGCGTTGGAACAGATCCGGGCGAGCAACCGGAAGCGGCAGGCGCGGTACAGGGAACAGGCGAAAATAGAAGCTGTGGAGCAGGAAACACCGCCGCCGGTAGAGGAGAAGCAAGAGGAACACGAAGAACCAGAAGAGCCGAAGCCGTCGAAAAAGGCGGAGGAAACCAAAGAAGCAAAGATTCTTTTCGAGCGGTTGTGGAGCCTGTATCCGAACAAAAAAGGCAAGGGGAAGGTAAGTGATACAGCAAAGAAAAAACTGCTTAAAATCGGGCAGGAAGAGCTTGAGAGAGCAATTAAGAGGTATAAGACGGAACTGGAAAAGGAGGGCTGGAGACTGCCGCAGTACGGCAGTACCTTTTTCAATTCTGGTTACGTGGATTATCTCGACGCGAATTATGAGCCGGGAAAAAGAGAGCCGACAAAGCAGCAGAAAGAAAACAAATTCAACAATTTCAACCAGCGGGACTATGATTTCACGGCACTGGAGCGGGCATTGACAGGAGGTTAAGCATGGTATCAGTAATCAAAACAGCAATTATCTGCGCAACAGTAGCGTTTTGCTTCTTCCAGATGATGAAACGTTAAGAAAAGGACAGGGGAGGGACCTATGAGCAACAAATTGAAAAAAAAGTCGTCAACTAAGTTAAGCCCTGAGACGATGACAGCCGCAGAGGTAAGCGGGATCACAGGCGTAAAGCTCGAGATCCTGCGGAAATGGGTGGACAGGATGCAGGGAAACCTGTCCGAAGCCTACCAGAAAGAAGCACAGGAAAAGCTGCTGAAAGCAGAGGACTGCATCAGCGCGGCGAACGTCGTGTGCTCGGCACTGGCGATCTATGAGACCTGGGGGTACAAAAAGGCGCTTGACCGGTACATGGACAACTACACTGCGGCAGTACGGAAGATGAACAAGTGTAGGTCTGGCTAGATGTACGAGGAGCTACACGAAAAGACCGGCGCGACGCTGGAATTTGAGGATATGGATCTCGCAAAAGAGTTTGGCTTTGGAGGGACGGAAGAATGAAAGAAACGAAATACGATAAAAACAATTTCCCGGATGCTCTTCTGAAAGAATGGGATAAAACGAGAAAACAGATTCTCGGAAAGGCAGGAAAAGAGAATGGAAATAATCGGAATCATTCTGTTCTGCGCGGTGATTCTCGCGTCAGCAAAACTAATACTTGACCCGCCGGATCGGAAAAAAGATCCGAAAGAGGATGAGGAGCAAATTGAATTTCTGAACGAGTGGAACAAGAAACATAAAAAATAACAAACACAAAGAAAGGAGCCAGCCTCCGGCCGGGGCAAGGGTATACCGGGCTTCTGAATGAAAAACATATGAATTTATTCGACAAGGTAAAATGCAAAGGATTTTATAAAAAATTTAACGACGGAAAATGGTTGCGACTCGACAGAAAAACTTTAACTGCTGATGCAATGGACAATAATCTTGTGAGCATGGGCAATGATGGAACTACCGAAAAAGACGTTGAGTATATCGAAAAAAACTATTTCAAACATGTTGACAAGAATTTCATCGGCGTAATCGTTGGGTATAAGGATATTGTTATAAAAGGTTATCTCGATTCAGTCTATCAAGAGGAATGTGATGTAGGTGTCGGAGTTATTCCGGAAGCGTTTTATGTATCCAAAAGAGCGAAAGAAACTGTAAAATGTGCTGTTGTCTACTACGCGAATAACATGAAACACTATGTCCCTTTGGAAGATATTCTGGAGGTAATTCTATGAAAAAGAATCTTATCGTTGACTGTTTTGCTGGCGGAGGCGGTGCCTCCGTTGGCATTGAGATGGCACTGGGGAGACCGGTAGATATTGCGATCAATCACGATCCAGATGCCATCTTGATGCACAAGACGAATCACCCGAACACGCTGCATCTGACCGAGGATATTTTTAAAGTCAATCTGCGTAAATACGTCAAAAATCAGCATGTGGCGTTGATGTGGGCTAGTCCGGATTGCACAAGCCATAGCAAAGCAAAGGGCGGTAAACCACGGGAGCGCGGTCTGCGGATTCTTCCGTGGGCAGTGTACAAGCATGCGAAGGAGATTCTGCCGGATGTGATCCTGATGGAAAATGTAGAAGAAATACAGCAGTGGGGGCCGCTGGATGAAAAGGGATATCCGATTCCGGAGAAAAAAGGCGAAGATTACAAGAAATTCATCAGGCAGATGAAAAGCCTTGGATACATATTCGATTGCCGGGAGCTGGTTGCTGCCGATTATGGAGCACCGACCACCAGAAAACGATGGTATGCAGTGTTCCGGCGGGACGGAAAAGAGATCCGGTGGCCGGAGCCTACGCACAGCAGGGGAAACACCGGCTTAAAGCGGTGGAAAGAATGCGGAGACTATATTGATTGGTCTGACCTCGGGATGTCGATTTTTGACCGGAAAAAGCCGTTGGCAGAGGCTACGCAAAAACGAATAGCCAACGGGATAAAAAAATATATCATCGATGCACCAGAACCGTATATCGTAAAAAATAAAGACGCATTAGCCTTTATCATCCAATATCACGGAGAGACGCGGGACGGGGACTCGAGAGGGCAGCTTTTAACGGAGCCGATCAAGACGATCGACACTTCAAACCGGTACGGGTTGGTGACTGCATTCATCACAAAATATTATAAATCCGGCATCGGGCAGGGATGTGATGAGCCACTGCATACCATAACGACTTCGCCAGGGCATTTTGGACTGGTATCTGCGTTTCTGATCAAATATTACGGGGCAGGATGCGGGCAAATGCTCGACCATCCGCTCGGGACGATCACCACAAAAGACCGGTTCGGATTGGTAAACGTGGTTTTGAACATCAAAGGTGAAAAATATATCATTTATGACATTTTCCTGCGAATGCTGAAGCCGGAAGAACTGAAACTGATGCAGGGATTTCCGCAAGATTATATCATTAATCGAGATTATAATTTTAAAAGTTACCCGGTCGCGAAACAGGTGGCGCGGATCGGGAACAGTGTAGTGCCGATTATGGCGCAGAAACTGGTAGAAGCCAACTGCCCATATCTGAAAGTAGGGGAACGGGTGCCGAATCTGAATATCGACGATGGTCAGGGACAGTTGAGGTTTGCGTAGGAAGTGAAAAAATATGCTGATTCCAACGGTAAAAGCGAAAGAATTTGAAAAATTTGGTTTTAAAAAATGCAAAGGAATATCGAGTGACCTCGAATGCTATTATCTGTGCGTAGCAAGAGGAAAAAAGATGCTTTTTGTGAGTAATGTATACTTTGAGGTAAATGATTGGAGAGATGATGACCCGAGAATTCACGCGAATCCTAATTGCAGGTACAGAAACAGAAAAACAAGCCTTGATATTATTTACGAGCTGATCAAAGCGGGGATGCTGAAAAGCAGTTTTGAAAAAGAAAGAAGGTGAAACCGATGGAGCAGTACAAAGAAGCCAACTGCCCATACCTAAAAGTAGGGATGGTATCGAGACAAGAGCAGGTGTAGTAGGAGTCTATAAAACAAAAAAGAAAGCAGAAAAGGTTCTTGATGAAATTGCTGAGCAAATTGGATGCTGCAAAGCAGATGAAATCATTTACGCGGGTAGAGGGATCGGCGGACTCCGTGTAACCGTGTATCAAGCGCTTGCACAGGAATATGTGTATCAAATGCCAGCAGAAGAGGAGGAAGAAGATGCTGATTAGAAGACAGGACAAGAAAGCAATCTTCAATATTGATACTTGCAGAGTGCTTTATGTGGCTGAGACGGTTGGAGGTTGTTTTAAAATCTGCGCAGACCAATTCGAACAGCTTGGAACTTACAAAACAGAAGAAAGAGCAATGGAAGTTTTGGACATGATCGCAACGCAGAGTGCGTTATGCAACGCAGGAGTTGCTGTGTATTTAGTGGATGAAATCGAAAAAGCTTGGTATATGGATATGCCAGAGGAGTGAAGATGGGAAGAGTGAAAAGACTTACAGAAGATTCTTTTGACGGTACCGCACATATTAAGCTGTGCGGTACCAGTTGCCCGTACGACGGGGAATACTGTGCATCAGATGAATGCCGAGTACTAAACGAGGTAGCCGAAAAGTTGGCGCGGTATGAGAGACTGGAAGAACAGATCGTGGAGTCGGCAGAACAATATATACAAAAAGGAATTGCTATGCCTTATGCTGTAATGCCAGAAGTGACAAGAGGAGTAGTTAAAACGGTCTTTGAAGGGTTTTGAGGAGGTGAGGAAGAATGAGTAGAGCATACAAATGTGACAGATGTGGCGCACTGTATGAGTCGTATGAGGGAGAGAATAGATATGATGTATTAAAGCCAACTAAAGTAATGATTAATTCATTAGCAGAAGATATACTAAATGTATATGACATTTCTGTTCCGATTCAGAATATTGGTGATATTGTTGAAATATTAGGTGGTACTATCCAAAAAGAAACTTCATTTTCAGATGGCGCAGTTGAAAAGGAAGGGGATGGATTTAGGATTATTGTATCCCCATATCAAGACGAAAAAAGAGAAAGATTTACAATTGCGCATGAATTAGGACATCTCTTTCTTCATATGGGATATAGAACTAATAAAGAGTTATGGGCAAGACAAGAGAATAACATTTATCATCGAATAGGAAGCTCCGAAAAAGAATATCAAGCAAATGAGTTTGCAGCAGCTTTTTTAATGCCAGCATCGGAATATCTTACAGTTCTTAAAAGGATTGCGGACGGTAACGTAGTAGATACTTCCAAGATTGCAGAGTATTTTAATGTGTCGGTAGAAGTTGCATATAATCGAGGAAAATTTTTGGGGTATTTAAGATGGTAAAAGAAGATCAGACATTAAGTAAATATAGCAAGCTAATTGAAGACTTAGAAAGCATGAACTTGGATGAAGAAGGAGAGAAAAAATCAAAATGACAAAAGAAGAACTTGTGATAGGGAACAGGTATAAGATCCGCCGCCCGTCAATCGCGGATGGCAACGTAAATTCGTATCAGTGGAGTGATGCAACTTTGGTTGATATCTCTACACATATTGCGGTATTCAGTGTGGGAGAGTATTGCGTCACCTACAAATTCTGCCAGTTAAGAGATGAGGTAAAAGAAGCGTAACGCAGAAAGGAGCTGCACCATGAGCATCCGTAGCACATTTTTGAAAGATTACGGGATTTCGAAAGAACTTGGGGATAAGATCGTATCATATTGCAGAAACGCGCACGACTACGACCAGAATCTTATCTTACAGGCCGCACAGAAGACTTGCCCGGAGATATCGAGTGCCCTGTTCGCGAATCTTACGCTTGGAATTGGATATGACCGGATCAGCCAGGTGCAGTACATCCCAATGCAGCGGAAAGATTTCCAGGGGTACAGGCGGAAGACAATCGAGGAGCTGTATAGATTGCTGCTTCTGCACGGGAAGGAGTTATGATGAAAATTGGGAACAAAAATGTTGCAGAAATCCAGATACTGGACAGAGACAATGATCTGATCGTAAGCATGGTTGATGAAAACGTAATTATTGAGAAAGATTATAAGGTGGTTTTAAGACTGGAAGGAGAAGAAAAAACAGAAACATATCCAGAAGAGTAACAAAAAGGGTACAACGAAAAGCCCCCATGCAAGTACACTAAGAATAGAAGTGTATTAGTATGGGGGTGATTTTTATGCCTACAAACAAGACTTACGACAATCTCGAGAAAATGATCTTCTCCGGCGTGGGAGAATACGGAATCCCCGAAATTATGCCAGAACAGTACAAGAAGTGCGAGTGGATCGGATTCAATTACGCTGCGAGCACTGCGAGGCGAGCCGGGAAGGGCGTGCATTTCTTCCTGGATGACTACCAGTTCGAACGGGTATGGAACAACCCGGACAGGTATATTGAGGTACTGAGAGACTATGACTACGTGCTTTCACCGGATTTCAGCATGTACACGGACTTTCCGAAAGCCATGCAGATTTACAACCATTACAGAAAACACTGGTGCGCGGCATATATGCAAATGAATGGACTGCGTGTAATACCTACGATCGCATGGAGCGATGAAAGCTCGTTCGAGTGGTGCTTTGATGGCGAGCCGGTGGGAAGCGTGGTGGCAGTATCCAGTGTGGGAACGCAGAACAGCAAGGCGAAAAAGTCGGCATTCCTGCGGGGATATGAAGAAATGATGAAACGATTATCACCGGAGCATGTGATCTTCTTCGGGAAAGTTCCGGAAGAACTGGAAGGGGACGTGGAAAAGGTCGCAGCGTTCCAGGAGAGATACAAGAAGGAGGGAACCTAGATGGGCGGACGAGGGGGGGGCAAGCGGAATAGGCAGGAAAAGCCAATCAGCATTGGACCCGAGAGCGAAAGAACAGACAATTACGACATTCTACCGTAGAAATTCAATCTACGGGGCACATTATAGAGATGATGTCTATGATGCCGTAGAGAGAAAGAACGAAAAAGGCGGAATTGAGATCGTAAAAGCCTATGGAACGTTCGACAACAGCAACCCGAAAGCGAACACCAAAGACGTGACGTATAAAATTCAACATGGTATTGTGAGCTACGATGATTCCAGGGGAATTGAAAGTTACGGTATCAGATGGGACAAGGTAAGCAGCGTTTCGGGACAAACCTACAACATACGAAGCATGTTAAAAGAAAAAGGCTTTCGGTGGGACGGTAAAACAAAGAGTTGGGTAAAGAAATAAAGCTACAGGAAAGGGAACAGAGATGATGGAATGGCGAACGAACAAAACTTAATACCGACAAACCGGAGAAGTAAGAGCGAGGTAAGAGAGAACGCCAGAAAAGGCGGTATCAAGTCTGGACAGGTGCGCAGGCAGAAAAAGACCCTTTCCGAACTGGCTAAGATGATAGCCGAGAACCCGGCACCTGCGCAGGCAAAAAAGTCTCTCGCAAAGCTTGGAATTGACGATGAAAATGCGAACAATAACGCGCGGATCGTAGCGTCGGTGTATAGTAAGGCCATCGAGGGAAATATGATGGCTGTTGAGAAGTGGGAGCAGCTTGTGGCGGACAAGAAAGCAGACACGGCGGTGTATGAGCTGCCTGCAAGGGTGATTGGAAAAGCATTCGTGGACATCAACCGGCGGATTGAGCCTAACATTGAATACGTGTTTGAGGGCGGGCGTGGCGGTCTGAAATCGTCCTATGTGGCTTTCAAAATCGTTGAAATCCTCAAGAATAACCCGCAGATGCACGCGTGTATCACAAGACAGGTAGCCGGGACACTGAAAGATTCCGTGTATGCCAACATGAAATGGGCGATTAATGAGCTGGGGCTGATGGAAGAGTTCGAGTTTAAGGTGTCTCCGCTCGAAATTAAGTATATCAAGACTGGACAGACGATATACTTTCGCGGACTGGATGACGAAACAAAACTGAAATCCATTAAGCCGGAATTTGGGTATATAGGAATCCTCTGGAAAGAGGAGAAAGACCAGATGAAAGGCGACGCACAGGAGCGTTCCGTGAATCAGTCAGTTTTGCGAGGTGGTGACATCTCCTATGATTTCTCATCCTACAACCCTCCCAAAAGCAAAAGTAACTGGGTCAACCGAATCAAGCTCGTGCCGAATCCGAAAAGAGTGATACACCACTCGTGCTATACAGACGCGCCGCCGGAATGGCTCGGAAAGAAGTTCATCGAGGACGCGGAACATCTAAAAGAAGTCAATCCGGAAGCGTACGAGCATGAGTATCTCGGCATCCCGAACGGAGACGGCGGAAACGTGTTTGAATATCTGGAGATCCGAGACATCACAGACGAAGAGATTAGCCACATGGACCGTATCTATCCAGGCGTTGACTTCGGATGGTACCCGGATCAGTATTGCTACCTGCGGACTTACTACGATTCGGCGCGGGAGAAAATCTATCTCATTGACGAACTATACGTGAATAAGTGGAGCAATGAGAAAACAGCAAAATGGATCAAAGAAAAAGGGTATGATGACTATACGATTATCTGCGATTCCGCGGAGCCTAAGTCCGTAAACGACTATAGGGATGCCGGACTCCCGGCCAGGGGAGCAATCAAAGGACCGGGAAGCATTGAATACGGATTCAAATTCCTGCAGGCACGAACTCTCGTGATTGATCCGAAGCGGACACCGCACGCTTACAAAGAAATCACGGAATACGAATACGACCGGGATAAGGACGGGAACGTTATCAGCGGATATCCAGACGGTAACGACCATGCTATCTCGGCTTTACGTTATGCGTACGAACCATTATTTAATCGAAGGGGGTATAGTGCATAATGTGCGAATTTTGCGATGAGCTGAAAAACTGGAAAACCTTAGAAAGATTCGATCAGCGTGCACGGTACGTCTATAAGTGTAAGCTGATACGCAAGACGATGGTCGAGACAAGAGCGGCAGGGAGCATCGAGGGAACGCCGCATAACGTCAATTACTGCCCGATGTGCGGCAGAAAAGTGACAGAGGGCTAGGAATGGGACTGATAACAACTATTAAGAGGTGGCTAAGCATGTTTTTTCGAAGCGAAGCGGAGCAGGCGTTTGATGCTGATGTGATTGAATCCCCGATCATGGACACAGTTATAAAAAAATGCGCTGCTGTTTACTCCGGGGAGCCGATGTGGAAAGACGCACAGAACGGCATCCGAACAATCAATTTTGCAAAAACGCTAAGCTCCGAAACGGCGCGGCTTGCGACATTAGCAATTAAAATCACAATCGAGGGATCAGCACGGGCGGAATGGCTGCAGCAGCAGACGGACGCGGTGTTTTTCAGTATCCGAAAATGGGTGGAATATGGCTGTGCGTATGGAACGGTAGTCATCAAGCCGAACGGGAAGACACTGGATGTATTCACGCCGGATGAAGTGCTTATAACCGATTATGATAACCAGAATATCACCGGAATGATATTCAAGGACACGTACACACAGGGAAAATGGTACTACACACGACTGGAATATCACCGATTTGAAGAAGAAAAGCAGGGCGATGATACAGTTCGCCCTTACTATATTTCCAATCGGGCCTATCGGTCGAAAACACCAGATTCAATCGGAGATCCGGTGGATCTGAAAGATACGAAATGGTCTGAGCTTATGGCAGACTCACCGCCGATTCTGAAAGCGAACGGAGAAAGCCTGGATGGCCCGATGTTTGGCGTATTCGTGACACCGCAAGCGAACAACGTGGACAAGTCAACACCGCTCGGCCTGCCGGTATATGCAGAAGCGATGGAAGAACTGAAAGATCTTGATATTGCGTATTCCCGCATGACCGGAGAAATCCACGACAGTGAACGAATTGTTCTGGCAGATGATCGGTTATTGTCTCCGGCTGGCACTCCGGTCAATAAGATGACCCCGGGAGCAGCCGCAACAACGCACCTGCCAAAGTATGTTCGCAACGTGTACGGCGAAGGAGCGGATACATTCTATCAAGAGATTAACCCGACACTTAACACAGAGGTAAGAGTTAATGGCATCAACGCGCTATTGTCTCAGATCGGCTATAAGGCGGGCTTCTCAAACGGCTATTTTGTATTTGACCAGAAAACCGGAATGGTAACGGCAACACAGGTTGAATCCGATGACCGGCGGACGATCCAGTATATCAAAGATGTTCGGGATCAGCTCGAGAAGTGCATGGATGCCGTCTATTACGCGCTGAGCGTCTATGCGGATCTGTACGGCGAGAGTCCGGCGGGAGAGTACGAAGTAACGTATGATTTCGGTGATATTACGTACAACCGCGAGGAGGACCGCGCACGCTGGTGGAATTACGTTAATGCCGGAAAAGTACCGGCGTGGATGTATTTCTTCAAGTTCGAGGGATTCTCGGAGAAAGACGCAAAGGCAATGGTCGAAGAAGCCACTCCGAAAGAGGATGAGCTTTTTGGCAGCAAATATAAGGAGGAATGATAACATGGATATGAGTGGAGTAGCAACAGTAGTATGCATCACAGTAGTCTGCTATCTGGTAGGCATGGTGATGAAAGCAACGGATATTAGCAACAAGTGGATTCCGTGCGCAGTAGGATTGGCGGGAGCGGTGCTTGGCGTTGTTGGTATGTACACAATCCCGGACTTTCCGGCGCATGACGTGCTTAATGCGGTAGCCGTCGGCATTGTCAGCGGATTAGCAAGCACCGGAGTAAACCAGATCATCAAACAGGCACAGAAAGAGGAATAAGACATGCTTACCCCGGAGTATCTGCAGCACGCGGCAGAGGGCGCAGAAGCCATCACAGAGGATTTACACAACCGGATCATGCGGAAGATCGTCAAGGCGATTTTAACACGCATGGAACGCGGCGAAAACTACATGATGACGGCGGCGGACAAGTGGAGAATCGAAGCACTGCAGGAAGCTGGCTATCTGCTGGAAGATATCCAGAAAGAGATAGCAAAGGCGACCAATCAGCAGCTATCAGAGATCAAATCAGCCTGCGTTGACGCGGGAATACAGACGCTCAAGTGGGACGACGCGGTATATAAGGCGGCTGGGCTGGTACCTACGCCGCTTCTTCTTTCCCCCACACTGATGCGCGTACTGGAAAGAGACTATAAGGCGACCGCGGGCACATGGCGGAACTTCACCCGGACGACCGCAGAAGAAGCGCAGAGACTTTTTATCAACGAGCTTGACAGCGCCTATCACAGGGTTCTGAGCGGCGGAGAGTCTTACGGCGCTGTGGTGGCTGATCTGATCGAGAAAGTGTCCGAGGAGGGGCTGACAGTCAAGTACCCGACAGGATACCGGCAGAGCCTTGAATCTGCGACCATGACCATCGTACGCACCGGTATAGCGCAGGCGGCGTGCGATGTATCAGAAACGCGGATGGAGGAGATGGACTGGGATATTATTCTTGTTTCTGCTCATGTAGGCGCACGAACGGGAGACGGCGGGCAGAACCCGGGAAATCATCTTTGGTGGCAAGGACGATTCTATTCCCGAACCGGAAAAAACAAGAAATACCCGAATTTCTACGAGGTGACCGGATACGGCACCGGCGAGGGACTGGGCGGCTGGAATTGCCGTCATAGTTTCGGATCGGGAGACGGAAAGAACAACCCATTTGACGCTAAGAACATCTCATACGCAGATAATCGTAAGGTTGAAGAAGCACAGAAGCGGCAACGATTGTTGGAGCGCAGAATACGAAACAGCAAAAGGCAAATTCAAACTTTGCAATATGCTATAGACAACGCAAGCGATGACGAGACGAAAAGCAAATTGCAAAGTAGAACAGAGCAAAAAGCTAATTTGCTTAGTAAGCAAAATAAAGCATATCGCAAGTTTTGCGAAGACAACAACCTGCGCCCTTATGATGAGCGATTGAAAATAGCCCATTGGGACCGAAAACAGGCAGCAAGAGCCGCAGCGGATGCACGGCGATATCAAAAACGCAAAAAGGAAAAAGCAGATGATTGAGACGATTAATCAAATCATGATTCTCTGCGGCTGGATAACTACAGTAGGTGGCGCGATTGTGGTTCTGACCGGAGCATGGAAGAAATTCAAAAAGCCAGAGAGGGATCTGGAAAAGAGGATGCAGACGATGGAGGAGGATATCAAGGATATCAAGTCAAAACTTGAGAAAGATTATACCTCTATCCACACCCAACGAGATGATATGAATCTGATAATGAGGAGCATGTTCAATCTGATCGAAAATAAGATTACAGGGAACAACATCGAGGGCTTAAAAAAAACGAGGGAAGAACTTGTAAATGCGATGACCGACAAGAAAAATTAAGAGGGCTTATCTTGAAAGTGTATGAATTCACAGTACCGGAGCTGGAATATTTTCGCACGTATTGTAATTTTACGCGTGACGAACGTACACTTTTTTGATTATCGGAGTAGGAATATTCCGCTCGAAAAGTGTGCGGAACTAATGAACATTTCTGTTTCTACTGTAAAACGGATCAGCAGAAACGTAAACACCAAAATCATTAAAGTATGTTGATTGATACTTTTTTAAGCATTTCATGGGACTTTGACGAACTGTCAGAGTCCTTTTTTTGCGCCTAAAATATGAGTAGAAAGAGAACGGAGGGATGAATATGTATCCGTATATTGACCCGCAGGCATTTGCGAACGAACAGGCAATGCTTCAGCAGAGAATCAATCAGTTGGAACAGGCGAGAAACCAGCAGATGAGCATGTATGCACCCCAGAGTCAGCAACAGCCGCAGGCACCGACCAGCAACGTGAATTGGATACAGGTTGCGGGCATCGAGGGCGCAAGAAATCAGATTGTCCAGCCTGGACATACTGCTTGGATGATGGATAACAACAGCCCTGTGTTCTACGTTAAGTCTGTGGACGGAATGGGAAGCGCGACTTTCAAGGTATTTCAGTTCGCCGAGATCTCGCCGGAAGCCCTAAACCCGGCACAGAGCCAGTCGAAAGAAGAAAGACAAGAATACGTTACGCGGCAGGAATTTGACGCTCTGCTGACGCGATTAGGCGAAAAGCCGGAGAATAAGGAGGAACCCGTATGAATCCATTAATGAGCATGATAGGCAATATGGGCGGCGGTAACAACCCGATGGGCGCGATGATGCAGGCTATACAGATGGTCAATAAGCTCAAACAGGCGGGCAACCCGCAGGCCGCAGTAGAACAGATGGCGCAGACAAACCCGAATGTTAAAAAGGCTATGGATATGTGCAAGGGAAAGAACCCGAAGCAGGTATTCGAGGAAATGTGCAGACAGAACGGGATGGACCCGGGGCAGTTCTCCGGGCTGATGAAATAAGATATTAGGGCGGTGCACAGCCTTAATAAATAGAAGGATAAGGAGAAATAACCATGACAGATGGAACAATGGGACTTAGCGCGGCTGATGTAGCAGCCGTAACGAGAAACAATGACGATGACTGGGGCGGTGGCTGCTGGTGGATCTGGATTATTCTGCTGGCATTTCTGTTCCCGATGATGGGCGGATGGAACCGTGGCGGCGTTGAGACTGGCGTGCAGGACAATTTCATTTCTGATGAATTTGTCAAACGTGACATTTTCAATACCAATCAGAACGTTTCCAACACAGCTTGCCAGACGCAGAGAGACGTACTGGAAAACCGGTATACCAATCAGCTCGGCTTACAGCAGGTGCAGGCGGCACAGCAGAATTGTTGCTGTGAAACACAGAAAGAGATCCTGCAGAGCCGATATGATGCGGCACTCATGGCACAGAATATGCAGGCTCAGATGGCACAGTGTTGCTGTGACATCAAAGAGAGCATTCTGGCCGACGGAAACGCAACCAGACAGATGATGCAGGAAAACACCATCCAGGCACTCAGGGATAAGCTGTCAGACCGTGACCGCGATCTGCAGAACGCGTACAATCAGATTTCACAGGTTTCGCAGACCCGTACAATCATTGATGCGGTACGCCCGACACCTACACCGGCTTATCTTACATGTTCCCCGTATTTCGCGTACAACATGACCGGATACGGCGGATGTTGCGGAAATGGCGGTAACGTGCTGTGATGAGCACAAGCGAGCTGTCCGCGCTCGATCTTCTGAACCTGTTCGGTGTATTCCTGCAGGCGATGAATTATCAGAGCGACCTATCGCAGGCGAGCAATGCGGATATCGCAAAACACCTGCAGGAACAGGACAGAAAGTACCTTGACCGGATCATCGAAAATCAAAATAAAATAATCAGCATGTTGGAAGATTCCAAATCTACGAAACAGTAGTTGTGCAAAATTGCAGGGGTAGGCGTGGAGCTTGCCCCTGTTTCATTTCAAAAAGGAGAGAAATTATGTTAAATGTAATTGCAAAAGCAGAACAGACAGTAGCAGCAGGACAGAATATTGTATTCACCAATACCCGCGTAAAATCCCGTCGTTGTGGATGCTCCAGCGGATGGCTGAACCACATCGAGGGAAGCGGAATTTTCACAATCACGAACCGGACGAACCTTCCTATCGCGGTAGAATTACAGTTCAACGGAAACGTAACAGCGGCGGCAGCGGGCGCGACCGTGCTTACGCTGAAATTGAACGGAGAAGCGGTTGGAGGAACAGAGATGGATTATACCGTAGTTACTGCGAACACTTATCAGAACGTGAGCGCAGACACACTGATCCCTGTGCCGGCGGGAACGAGCCTTACTGTGTCAGTCGGAAATATTTCTGCAACCGAAGTTCTCGTAAAAGACGCGAACCTCATCATCAAAAAAGTTGCGTAGGGGGTGACGAATCATGATTACTTTCCGAAGCAAAACAGACGTAACAGATGCGGATGCTATCTTTTCGGAAATCAACAGCCGCTTCATCGCGGCTATCATGATGCACGATCAGCTCGCGGACTATTTCGATTTTCTCGGATTGAAGGGATATAAGCGGCTCCATGAGTACCAGCACCTCGCGGAAAGCATCGAAAGAAGAAAAATATGCAAATATCGCATCGAAAGACACGGAAAACAGATTCAAAATGCGTTTTCTGGTGAAGTGAAGATGATTCCGGATAGCTGGTACTCCGCGAAAAGCATATCTGTCGGAAAAGGAACTAAGCAGAAAGCTGTAGAAGATGGATTCTTAGCATATCGGGAATGGGAAGAGGAAACAAAAGAGGTGTATCAGATCTATGCCGCCGCGCTCCTTGAGAAAGGTAACGTGGAAGATTTCACGCTTGTAACTTCTCTGGTGGACGACGTAAGTAATGAGCTGAAAGAAATCGACAAGATTATTCTGGACCTGATCTCAACCGGCTATGATATGGTCCATATCACAGAATCGCAAAAAGAGTTGCACAAGAAATACAAGAAACGCATGAAAGAAATTGAGGTGGAATGATGGGAAACGTGAAAGAAGTGCTGGAAAAGCAGTTGGAAAGAGAAAAAGAATCTGCGATGCAGAAACTCACGACAGATAACCTTGACGCAATGTTCAAAATCACAACCACACTGTGCAATATGCGGAAAATGGAGTGTGAGAGCATTCCATCGGTCATGATGGATGCATCAGAGACACTGATTAAGAAGTACAGCAACGGAAAATATGATAAGAATATTGATGCATTGTATGACGAATACATTGCGGCAAAAATGGCGTACCAGGAACACGGAGACGCGGCGCACAAAGATAAGCTTATGGATTCCGTCGGCCGCCTGATGGTTGAGGTGTTCGATATGCTGCAGGCGATGATTCTTGATGCGGATTTTCGCGACGAAAGACAGGCTATCATGCAGCAGATTCGAAAACTTGCTGATTCGTGATGACAAGATGGGTACAACGAAAAACATTGAATGTAGTACGATAGGAGCGTGAAAAGAAGTTGGGATGGCCTTGTAAGTCATTTTGATGTTCAATTCACCTCCTTTCGACGTTCTAGGGGATCCTGTTAAGAGCCTGCACAAGGCTCGGAACGTGTCTGAAATATGCCGCGTTTTCCGTTCCTCAAGCCTTTCTGAAAACGCGGCGTGTTTCTTATTATTTTATGAATTACACAATTGGGAAACAGTAATGGAAAACTGGCATCATCCCCCTTGATTCTGCCATAAGATGCTGGATCTTTGGACTGCTTGATAGGTTCGAATCCTATTTTCCCATTACCCCGGCAGAGGTTGATCTGCCTTAATCCATTACTGCCGACGGGCAGTTAAAAACAACGTTTAGGAGGATAGAAAATGCAGAACTACGAAGCAATTCTTTCAGAACTCGAAATCGAGATTCCGGAAGACAAAAAAGCAGATCTGAAAAAGAAGATGGAAGAAAACTATCGGACCAAATCAGATTATGACAAGGTAGTTACAAAGCGTGATGAGTACAAGAACTCGCTGGACGATGTGCAGAAAGAGCTGGAGGGATTCAAAGACGTGAACGTCGAAGAATTACAGACGAAAGTTACAACCCTCACCACACAGCTCAACGAAGAGAAAGCTGGACGGGCAGCAGATGCCAGAAAGGCAGAAGTCGAAAAACAGGTAAATGATTTCTTGACGGCTACAGACGAAAAGGGAGCGAAGAAATACGAGTTTTTGAACGATATTACTGCCGACTACTACCGCGCAGAGCTTACAAAAGCGCTGGATGCTGATTCTGCAAAAGGAAAGTCTATTTCGGATATCTTCACAGAGATGATTACCGACAAGGACGGAAAACAGAAAGCAGGGATTTTCGTGGATGCCGGAGCCAAAAAGGCAAAGAGCAATGCAGCCAAGTTCACACAGCCTACAACCGGCGGCAATGGCGGCGAGATTACGAAAGAAACTTTCCGCAAAATGAATCTTGATGAAAGACTCAAATTAAGAGAAGAAGATCCCGAGCTGTACGAAGCACTCTCGAAATAACACCGTTATCACGCGATAACGCTTGACCGCAAAAAGTTACGCGGTAGAAAGGAAACACAATGCCAAGAACTGGTACTTTTGGCGGCTTTTCGTTTGATCCGGAGGTGTTCTCCGACTACATGAGCGAGCAGCCGACCTGGAATGACCGAATCTTAGCGTCTGGAATCCTTGTACAGGATCAGACGATCATGGATCTGATCGGAACAAAAGGAAACGTTGCAACACTTCCGTTCTATATTCCGATTGATGAAGATGAATCTCACGCGCTCAACAATGATGGTGAAACCGACAACACCCCGACAGAGATCAGCGGAAAGAAACAGACTTGTATGCTGACCCAGCGTATGAAAGCATGGAAAGCCCAGGATTTCACAAAGGAGCTGACCGGCGCTGACCCGATGACTCATGTTGCAAACTCTGTTGCCGGATTCTATCGGCAGGTAAGAACCCGCGATCTCATGGCCATTGTTGATGCGGTTCTTGCACTGGACGGTATGAAAGATCATGTTACGGATCTTTCGGCGACGGCATCTTCTGGTGTTACAACCGTAACAGATGCAAACAAAATCAATGATACAACACTGATTTTCGCGCAGCAGAAAGCAGTTGGAGACGCAGACGAGAATATGGGTCTGCTGGTCCTTAACTCTTACATCTATGCTCGATACAAGGCTATGGGGCTGGTTGATTACAACAAGTATACCATCACAAATGCTATCGAGCGAGATGTTGAGCTTCCGACGATCGGCGGATTCATTCCGGTTGTATCTGATCGTTTCACGGTAGACACATCTACAGATGTTCCAATCTATAAGAGCTATATGATCGGATCTGGAACGGTGCTCACCTGCGATAAGAACAACTACGAGGATCCGTACTATGCAGACTACGATCCGGAAACCAAAGCCGGTATTCGTAAGCTCTACACAAAACAGGGCTACGTTCTGCATCCAAACGGATTCTCAATCAATGCAAGTAAAATCGCAAAAGAATCCCCGACCAACGCGGAACTTGGAGCAAAAGCGAACTGGTCACTTGCGTTCAATCACAAAAACATCCGTATGGGACTGATTAAGTCCAACGGTTGACGGAGGTATCTGGCATGGCCTATGCAGACTATGGATTTTACAAAACTTCATATTTCGGCGATACCGTGCCAGAATCCGACTTTCCGCGGTACGCCGAGCGGGCAAGTGATCGAATCGATATTTTGACATTCGACCGGCTTGCAGACGGGCTGCCGGAAAACGAACGGGCACAGAAAAAAATCAAGAAAGCGGTCTGTACACTGGCGGATGCGCTTTTTCAGATCGACACCGTAAAAAATGCTGCGATGGAAACAGTAGGAACCGTAAAGAGAGAAGATGGAACGGTCATCAATAAGGCCGTTTCTTCGATTTCTTCCGGCAGTGAAAGCATCTCCTACGTGACCGGAACCAGTGGTACAAATTCCAGCGTCTACGGACAAGCGGCGATGGACAAAAAGGTAGAAAACGTGCTCGTGACACAGATTATTCTCGAAAATCTACAGGGCGTTATGACGGATGACGGCGTTCCGGTCCTGTATGCAGGAGTGAGGTTATGATATTGGGTGGAAGAGGTAGCAACAGTGGAATGATGAAAACTTTAAACGGTAAGACGGTAAAGCGCTTCAATACCCCCCTAAAGGCTGGAAACCCGTATAAAATGCTCTTACGAATCCCAAAGGCTATACGTGGTACTCAAATGGAAAATCACGTTTTAGCGGTCAATATGAAACGGCTCTCGTGAAGAATAAGAAGTAGGTGGAAACATGTATGACGAAACCATAACTCTTTTCAACAGGTACGAAGATCAAACCGGGAATGTATTCTGGTATCCGACCGTGCTGCAGCATGTGGATCTTATCACGGATAAGGTCGCAAATATTGTCAGGACCGGTATTGACAGCGCCGATACGGCCAGCCTGCATGTGGCGTACACGCCAGATAACGGCACGATTGTGGTGCAGGGAAAGAAATGGTTATCGCCGAAAGCCTGGAAAGCTCAGACGAATGAAGAACTCCCGGGAACAATCACTTTTGCTAACGAAGATTTTTTCGTGCTCGGCGATTACTGCGTCAAGAAAGAACAGGCTTATCTTATCGACCGTAACGGATCATACGTGCAGGATCACGAGAAAATGCCAATTTCCACAATCGTTGAACGGCATATGTACGGCGTGGTGAAAGACGCGGAATATACGAGCAGAGTAGACCGCGGCTTCTACGATTACATGAACAAGAAATACGACAATGTGTTTTCTGTCAGCAACGTAGGCGGTCCGTACAGTCTTATCCCTCATTTTGAAATAGGGGGAAAATAATGAGCAATATGAAACATTTCCACAGTTTTTCGGTCGTGAATGGACATGTTAAGGTACATGTAGACCTTACGAGGTTTGACAAGCAGCTCCAGGAAGCGCAGTTCTGGCTTGACGGACAGGTTATGAATGATATGATCCCGTACATGCCATTTCGAGACGGAATCATGGTAGACACCACCAGAGTGCGTAGCGCATCCATGCAAGGCACTGGAAAGGTGTGTGCAGGCGCTCCGCCGTATGGACGGTTCCTGTACGAGGGAAAACTTATGGTTGATCCGGAGACGCGTTCAGCGTGGGCGAGACCTGGCGCAAAAAAAGTTGTTACTGATACACCACTAAAATTCGATAGAACCGCGCATCCGTCTGCTACGGATCACTGGTTTGATGCCGCAAAAGCGGCACACGGCAAAGAATGGGTGAAGGGAGTGAAGAAACGTGCCGGAGGAGGTTAAAAAACCTGTTACATACGATGTGGACGGATACGACATCGTAACGAAAGCGCTGGAAACCGTTCTAAACACTTTTCCCGGACTTCAGCAGTCCGAAAAGATCAAGTTTTCGTCGCTCAAAGAGGATGAAGGGATTGCATTCTATCCGGTGAGTGGAGCTGTGGTTGCTTCTGAAAAGAAATACATTACAGGAATTGTGGATCAGCTTTGCAACTATCCGTTTTACATCGTGTATCGCTCAGCACCTACAACGCCGGGAATTAAGACAGAAATCAAAGAATTTCTTGACACTCTCGGAAAATGGCTGGAAAAACAGCCTGTGCAGGTGGATGGGAAAGAATATCATCTGGAATCTTACCCGACACTTACAGAAGGAAGAGTTATTGAATCTATAACCCGCCTTACGCCATCTTATCTTGATACGGCGGCAGAAAACAAAGTGGAGGACTGGGTTATCAGCATGTCATTAAAATATCGAAAGAAATTCAAAAAATAATCATACCGGCACCGATTCGGCAGCCGCTGACCGCGAAAAGTTACGCGGTAGAAAGGAAAAAACATGTCAAAACTTGAGCGTGAAGCAATGGCCACTTACCTTGATTCGACATTCAAGAGAGTCGTGGCATCCGCAAGCTGGGTGCTGGTAGGTGACGACATCGAGGATATGTCCGTAGAGCTTAACCCGGACACTGAAACAACCAAAAACATTCTCGGCCAGACCAAAACGAGAGACAACGGATATGAGCCGTCTATGGACGCTGATCCGTTCTATGCTGATCCGGATAACAAACTGTATCCAGTACTGCGAGATATCGCCCTTGAACGTAAAAAAGGCGATGCCTGTAAAACCCTTATGCTGGAGGTCATCGTGGAGGACACAGCGGCGACCAATCATCTTGCGTACGTGCGTGAGGTCATCGTAAAACCGCAGTCTTACGGCGGCGATACTGCAGGTCTCAATATCCCGTTCGCTGTTTCTGAGGATGGCAAATTCACAAAAGGATACGTAAGCGCAGCTTCTCTTAAAACCGGAACTCCGGAATTTAATGAGGGCGCAGCGCCAGCTTCCGATAAAAGCACATCCCTGGCGTAAGATCACACACGAATAGAAAGGAGCTTTCCAATGAGCAACAAACTCGTAAAACCGCAGAGTAACGATATCATTATTGATGATGGCTTAAAAACTTATTATATCAAAAATAAGCAGGGCCATGTATACGGGAAATTTGATTTTCGACCTTCCGACACCAATCTTATCTCACGATATGATGAGGTTGTAGAGCATCTGAACAGCTTTTCGGCTCCTGAAAACGAACAGGCGGACATCAAAAAGGTTGAAAACATGGTTGCTGATGAGCTTTCCTATCTGATCGGATCGGATTCGAAAGAATCATTTTTCAGCATCTTAGGCCCGTTCTCTCCGCTTGCTTCTGGAAAGCTGTTTTTCGAAGAAGTTGTTGACGCTATCGGCCGCGTGATCGAAACTGAGACCGAACACAGGGCGAAGAAAGTTCGAACACGTATGAATAAGTACGTTGCAAAATATCGTAAATAATGGACGCGTGGAGCCTTCCGACATCGCTCAACGTTGCAGGCAAAGAATATCCAATACGCTCAGATTATCGAGTGGTATTGGATATTTTGCAATGTATGAACGATCCCGAGATTTTCGAACCAGATATGACCGAGGACGAAAAGAGGGCGGAACAGGTCATAAGTATGTTAGCTATCCTCTATATTGATTTTGACGATATGCCACCCGGAGAATGGGAAGAAGCTGCGGAAAAAGCATGTGAATTTATTGACTGCGGTTTTTCAGAGGACACAAAGCGAAAAAGGCCAAAATTAATGGACTGGATACAGGATGCAACCATTATTATTCCGTCCATCAATAAGGTTGCCGGAAAAGATGTGCGCGGTCAGAAGTATCTGCACTGGTGGACTTTTTTTGCTTTCTACATGGAGATCGGGGAAGGCACGTTCGCAACTGTGGTAAGTATCCGAGATAAAAAAGCCAAAGGAAAGAAACTGGACAAGTGGGAACAGGAATATTACAGGGATAATAAGGCTATCATCGATCTCAAATCGGCAAGCGGCCAGAGAAGCGAAGAAGAAAAAGCAGCTCTTAGAGAGCTTTTCGGAATATCAAAATAACTGCCGGAGCATACGGAGCACCGGCACAAACCGTTAAAAGTTACACGGTAGGAAGGAATACGCATGGCGGGACAGGCTGACGGCTATATCATCATTGATACGGAGATTGACACCAACGGCGCAAAAGCTGGCAGTAAGGAGCTGGAAGCGAATGTGCGGCAGTGTATCTCGTCTATTAATGGTCTTGGAGACAAGGCCAAAGCATCACTCAACAAACAGGCGAACGCGTTCTCGAAGCTGAACGATCAGTACAGAGAGCAGGAAAAAAGAGTCGAACAGCTCAAAGAAAAGGTTGCTGAACTCGGAAAACAGCAGATACCGACCGACGAATACAAAGAGATTCAGGCACAGATAGAGTCTGCTAAGACGCAGATGGACAAACTAATCTATGCGCAGGAAAAATTTGTGGCGCTGGGCGGAAGTGAAGACAGCAAAAAGTATAAGAGCTATCAGTATGATATTGACCAGCTCGCAAAAACAATTGAATATGCAAAAGGTGAGTTGCAGGATCTTGAAGAAACAGGAAGAGCGTTCACGTCCGCACTAGGATCAGAAACTCCAACCCAGCAGTACGCACAGCTTGAGTCAGAACTTGCGAAATTGGATGAGAAAATTTCGATTACCAAAGAAAAATGGGATGAACTTTGGTCGTCGAATGATGACGGAAGTAAGACGGCAGAAATGGGAGAGCTTGCGGTTGACCTTGACTTTTTACGTGACAAATACGATTCGGTCGCAAACAAAATGCGTGAGATGGAAGAAGCCGGTACTGCAACGATTAATACCGAACCTACAAAAGAAGCAGCAGCGTCGACGGAAAAACTGGCGCAGGAAGAAGAAAAGCTGGCAAATATCAATGACCGGCTGAAAACGTCATATGACGGCGTAAAAGACAGCATTGATAATTATTCGAAATCAGCAAGCAGCGCAGCAACAAAAAAAGCCGCTGGCGACGGAGAAAAGCTGGCAAATTCAAATAAAAAAGTGGCTGACAGCGGAAGGAAAGCCGCAAATTCGCTGAAAGAGACCGGAAGCGCGGCGGGAAATGCCAAAAACGGAATTATGACGTTGTTAAAATACGGTCTAGGCATCCGCTCATTATTCGTGCTTTTCAATAAGCTGAAAAGCGCGGTTGTGGCTGGAATGTCAAATTTGGCGCAGGAATCCGGCTCAACCAACTCGGCTATCTCTATGTTGTGGAGCAGCCTGGACCGGCTCAAAAACAGTCTTGCGACAGCATTTGCGCCGATTCTTACGGCGATTGCACCTATTCTGTCCAAATTTATCGACATGCTTAGCACCGCGGCAACATACGTGAGTATGTTTTTTTCGATGCTTTCCGGGAAGAAAACATACACCCGAGCATTAGCCGTCCAGAAGGACTACGCGGCATCTCTAAGCGATACGGCATCGAGTGCGGAAGATGTAGCGGACGCAACCAACGACGCGGCAGATGCGGCAGATGCGGCCGCAGAAGCAACGGAAAAATACCTTTCTCCTCTCGATGATCTGAACAAGATGGATTCGA